GGCGGAATGATAGACGAGATGAACTGGTCTTATGAAGGGAATAGGGTAGTAGAGATTACCGATGAGGATGTTCCACCAGGCAAGCGCCAGGCCATTGCTGCCACTCACGCACGACGGGCCGCTCACGCCGCCATTGCCCAGATCGCCGCGCCGGAGGAGCTCCCGGCCTGTTCTTGTTCCAGCCGCAGGTTTTCCGCCGCAATACCAGGCATCAGCCCACCAAGCCTTATCGCCTCCTCCCCATTCAGTCGGAATCATTGTCCCTTTACCAAAGTCCACAAGCTGTCCTTTTACATACTTCCATGCATCGTATGCTTCCGGTAAAATACCCACTTCTTCATAAGTGCTTATGATCGTATCTAAATTGGTAGTCAGTAACTTAGCATTGTTGGTTCGATAATACTTATCGACTGTATTGCCATCTGAATCTGTTGAAACAATATGCATGGAGTTTCCGGACACAGAATAACCGCCCGGAAGAATCTCGATGCCATTAATCTTGCAGATATTCTTTCCATCTGTGTTGGATACAGGACTTCCATCGTAACCCTGCACGGAATCAGTTGATCCTGTCTCCCAATGCATTGTACTTACTTTATAAGTAGTTGCAGTTGTAAATGAAGCAGGCACATCCAACACTAAGGCGCTATATGTATCGTCTACTTTCTCAATAGCTGTAATTTTTGCGCTATCAACGATATTGTGCATATAATTATTGCCTCTATCGAAGCTAGTGTTCGAACCTGGATTTCCAATGCTGACCGACGAACCAACAACAAAATAATTCGCCTGATCTTTTGTGAGAATTACTCTCTTTGTATTTTCTTCAGCAACTGCGACATTGTACTGAGCAGTGTAAGCTGTGCATCCTCTCATATAGGCCTGCAGATCCTTTGTTCCGTACTTAATCATTGTAAGCGCCAAAACCCATGCGGCATCAACATCTGTTTCAAAGCAGTATGCCGGGCCTTGCTTTCGTGCATATGCAAAATTTGCATAAGAAGGTTTACTGCGAATAGGCTTTCCGTTTGTCACATACGGTACACCATCAATTTCGGCCGCAGCTCCCTTAGGATGTAACATCCATCCCTGTACCGTATTATCTGGACGAACGCATTCTTTCATCGGAACATATCCTTCTTCTTTCCGAGGAAGCATGGACCAATGATGTAGCCAACCATTATCTTCTGCATTTCGCTCTTTTTTGTAATAGAGTCCCATGTTCATGATTCCACGGTTGACTTTTCCTGTCGTCTTATATCCCGGCATTCCTTCAATCGCCGTAATCTTCTGGTTTCCATCATCATCGAGGATCCAGTTCACTTCAATCGGACGGAATGCTTCGAGAGTTCCAATTTGATCTTCTCCAGCTGTCATATTTGTTGATGGAACGCAGGTAAGACCAGACAGAGCATCTAAACGATTTACCGTGCAAGCCTGTGTAACATCCGGATCAAGTTCTTCCACCGTATAAATTTCTCTGGTGCGTCGCATAGCATAGTAGCGTTCGATTGCGCTCTCTAGGGTACCACCAGCGGCATTTATGGCGGCAAGCTGTTCTGCTGCTACGCTTTTAATCCCCTGTGTCTGCGTTGCTGATTCAGCCTGTACATTTTTGATTTCAGCTGCACCTGTATTATTGATCTCAGTTTTTCTCGCATCGATTGTATCGTTTATAGCTTTCTGAGACGCATCCACCATGGATTTTTTTGTTGCAGTGATTTCATTATTTATCTCATCTGCCTTTTTATCTACGGATTTATTTATAGTTTCTATTGCACTCGTTGTCTTTTCAGAAAACGTATTGTCCAGTCCGGCAATTTTATCATTTACATTTTTCTCAGATGTCGCAGCGGATGATGCAGCCTTTTCAGCTGCACTTTTATATCCGGCAACAACATCTTTTGCATTCTCTGCATCTCTGGCCGAGGCAGAAGCTTCTCCGGCTGAACTCGAAGCCGCCTGCGCACTTGCTTCTGAAGCTCTTGCACTTGTCTCTGCCTCAGACGCTTTTTCTTTTGCTGTCCTGGCCGCTTCTTTAGTTTCTGTCACTAAGCTTTTAAAATCTGGGGTTGCTTCCCCTGGCACTGAAGAGCAGAACCATCTGTCTGTACTTTCACCAGGGGATGGGCGCACACCAATCGTCTCGTTTTCCAAACATATGTATGAGCCGCCCTCATATGAAACCATGTCTAAAAAATTGTATGTTTTAGAGTCAGAGTAGCTTCCAAGTGGATTTGTCGTAACATTTCCCATGTTAGTCCACTGGCCACTACCTGTTGTTTTATTTGCCATTAACCTCTATCCCTCCATTTGTATTCGAGCTTAGAGCCGTTAAGTCTAAACTCAATATCCGTTTCTTCTGGATTATTCCGCATAAAAAGGCAGGGAGGCTGAATGCGAAACTCAACAAAGCACACATTTCCATCCTCGCCTTTCAGATCATCTTCCTTACCCTTTACATAATTGTCGATATCTGCCTTTGCATCTTCCACCTGTCCCGGAATACCCATCACAGCCTGCTCCGCCTGATGTGCATAGTATTTTGCATTATCCGTCAAGCTTTCAGGAATCTCTGCTAAACCGACTGCAAATCTTTCCGCCAATCTTCCATATTCCTGAACATTCGTGTTCGTTGCATCAAAATATCTCAGAAGCTGTTCAAAATAATTCTTCGCATCCGGTACGGTATCCCCGGAAGTATACCCAGCGTTTACTACGATGATCGCCGCTTTATTTGTGACCATGAAATCGCCCGCCATCACTGACACATAGCACACTCCAGAAGTCTTAAAGAAGCTGTCAGGTATATCGCACTTATCATCTACAAGCAGTCGCAGTTCTTTCGTGCCCTCTACATTTTCGAAGACAGCAGTTTTTGTAAGATTGTCCCAGTCTGAAGAATGAAACTGAAAAACCGCTTCAAATACATTCCGAATACCTTCCGTTGCAAAGATATTTTTTGTTTTAGAGATCATGAGGTTTTTAACATTAAAGATAACTTCTTGCTTTATCATTTTTTAAACACCTCTCTTTTTTACCATATTTTTTCGATATTATCGCTTTTTGTTAGATTATATCGAATATAGTTATAAGTTATTCAGCATATCCCACTCCGCTTGAGTGATAATGTCAAGCGCCCACTTCTCAGGCACATGGTTCTCCATATGCTTATCAATACCGTGTTTCTTGTAATAGTTGTTCCAGAAGTAGATATTCCCAAGCGCCCGTGCCTTATGCATATTGCAGATATAAGTAGCTCTTGCATCAGGCGTACCAAATACCTGATAGTTGTACGCAGTACACCAAGAGCACCCCTCGCCAATCGGACAATAAAAGCACTCGTCCGCGCTCTGTGTTCTCCGATCGATCTTCTTGAGGCATTCTACGCGGCATTTGTGGCATTCGCACTGGCAGATTCCTGCGTTCACATCCCCTATGCTATATGGCTCCTGCTGTCCTGCAAGAGAACTTTCCATATATCTCAGGCACGGATAAATGATGCCGTCCGGATCTACGGCCAACATTACTCCATTCCCGCCGCACCAGTTTTCCAGGTCGTCAGGCTGCTTCGGGTGAAAGAAGTTTTCCTCGAACAGCGAGATGTAATAATCATTTTCCATATCAAGATTGTGTTCCAAGGTATAGTCTGCAAGTTTTTTCAACTGATCGTAAAGAACAGTCGCATGTACCATCTGCCATCCTTCTTCGTAGACGCAGTTTGCATTAATCTCGTTATATCCAAGCTCGATCATGTGCGTAATTGCATCGTACACATGCATCACATTTGCAGGAGCTATCGTAACCTTGCTACCCATATATCCGCCTTTATTTACCCAGTCTTTTGCCGCTGCGATAGCCAAATCATAAGATGGTCGGCCATCCGGAAAAACCCTACAAGAGTCGTGAAGTTCCTTGTTTCCATCAACAGTCACAGAAAAAGACAGACGCTGATTCCATTTCTGTAAAACTCTCTGTACTTCCGGTTCGAAGTAGCACACTCCATTCGTGCATATGGAAAACATTGTCTTCGTCAGCCACGGATGGTTTAATTCGATCATCCTGTTAATCGTGTAGCTGCAGATCTGGTCAATTAATTCAATCTCCAGCAGGGGTTCCCCACCAATAAAATCAACGATAAGCCCCGGGCTTTTCTGAGGATTTATGTATTCACCCACACCCTTCGCGCCAGACAGCAGAAGGTCTATCATCTTTTTTGCTGTATCAAAAGACATCTTCTTTTTGCCTTTATGCATCTGATAACAGTATTTGCATGCCAGGTTACAATCATCTGTAACCTGAAATGTAACTGTCTGCGTCAGGACCTTTTCTGCCCCGGTCGGCTTATGGAGTTCAGGATATAACCGGCTCAGTCTTTCAGAATACTGTTCTGTTCTTCTCATTCAATCCCCTCAATTGCACAATTGCATAAAATATCTACTTTTAATTCAGCTGTTTTGTATTCCAGATTCCATCTGATCTTATGACCTTTCAGCACATCTGGAATATACTTTTGCTCAAGTTCTGTCACGGCCATCTTAAACTGCGCATCCAGTTCAACTCCCTGTTTCTGGTACGCCTTAAATGCCTCACCATTAACAATTCCCGCATCGTCTGGATGTGATTCGATGATCCTCTGAAGGACATCTTTTGCAAAACCTCTTTCATAATCCAGTCTTTCGATGTACTCTGCCTCTTTGCTGTCTACTTTAATAATTACTGTTCTCATTTTTTCCTCCTAATTAAATTGAATATATAGGTGTAGTCGCCTGTCCGAAACACTGATTCCTGCAGGTCCCGCCACAATCGCTCTGACAGCTTGATGCACAGGATGTAGAGCATCCTCCACAGCTGGTTCCGCAGCCTCCAGAACAATTGCTTTTGCAGGTTCCCATGCAGCTATCTGTGCATCCGGAACCGCAGGAATTTCCACAACCCGAACAGCCGCTACAGCCAGCGCAAGACTGGGCACAAGAAGCCGTGCACTTATTATCACAGCCCTGACAAGTACCGGAACAGGTGCCAGAGCAGGTGCCGGAACAAGTACCGGAGCAGGTACCAGTGCAAGTATTACTGCATCCTTCGCAAGTCCATGTGCATGAAGAATAACATCCACCTTCACACCAGGTATTGCAGTCGTTCATGCAGTTCGCTGTACATGTCGTATTGCAACTGCCCTTGCATCCGCTTGTACAATCATCTGCGCACGTCGCAAAGCAACTGTTTCCGCATCCACCTGTGCAATCTGCGCAGGTATCCGAACAATTCGCCGTGCACGTCTGAAGGCAATCCGTTTTGCATCCTGCCTCGCAATCATCTGCGCAAGTCCGTTGGCATCCAGTACATTCGTCCGAACAATTGTAATTGCACTGCTTTGTGCAAGTTTTATCACAAGTACCAGAACAGGTGCCGCTACATATCGTACTGCAATTTCGCGAACAGGAAGTCCCGCATCCGCCGCAGTTGCCAGACGCTGTGGACTGACAGCTCGTTGCACAACTCGTTCCACATCCTTTTGAACACGCCATAGATATCACCTCCTCTCATTATGTAGTCATCGCGCCGGTTGTACATCCGGAACCACAGGTATGTGTGCATCCAGAAAAACAGCCATCTGAACAACCACCGCAGGATGTAGAACAGCCATCTGAACAACTCTTTGCGCAAGTGGTATCGCAACCACCAGTACACCCAGTGCATCCCTGGCAACCAGATGTGCAAGAACCTACACATAACCCCGTACAGAGTCCTCTGCACCCACTATCACTTGCCTGCTTATCTATTTTTGCAAGGGTATCAACAAATTTCTCCGCCTGATCGACGATCACATCTGCTCCACTATGACTCTGTTGCAAGCTGTTATCCTGCAAAAAATCCGCTACATTAAGCAGCGGATCAATAACCTTTTGTATATGTTCATCTGTAATGTCTCCCCCAGTGACCGGAACAGCATTATAATCATAATTTGCAGCAAATTTATTCATTGAAGCGCTTGAACCATGCTCCACACAGTTTCTCCTTGCCATTTCTTTTTTTACTTTTGCCCGCAATTCTACAAGTCTCTCTGCCGATATCATATAGCCACCGCCTACAAACTCGTGATTGCTGTCTGAGCCGGCTGAAGCATGACATAATCAACGGACACCGTTATATTTGCGCTATTTTTCAGCAATCTCGCAGTAATAGTAACCGTATCATTCAATTCAACATTAAGTCCAAACGTCTGATAAACTCCTGCTCTTTCAAACATATTTGCAGTAATAGTTCTGGTTTCCAATATCGCTCCGCCAGACGTTACATTTAATTCGATTAGCCCGCC